AGGCGGTTCCGGAACGACGTCCGGCGCCGGGGAGAAGGGGACCCCGGCGGCCTCTTCAGGCACCGCCTCCCGCGGCGCGGGCAGGGCGGGGGGTTGGGCCGCCTCTGCCCGCGGTTCAACGTCGTTTAACAGGTCGATCACATCCTCATCCGTGGGTCGCTCAATGGGCACGGTGCCGCTCACCAGGTCTCCCGGTTGCGGTTCCGTCGGTCGGTCCTTGATAATGTCATCAAGAGCCGCCGCCGCCAACTGTTCGTCACTGGGCATGTTTGGTTCGTCATGGCTCACGCTTTGTTCATCAACCGCCGTCTTCCGGCTTCCCGCCGACGCAATATCCTTAATCCCATCCTGTCCGGTCCCCATGGGCTGCTCGGCGTCTTCCCGATCCGGCATCTTCGCGGGGTCCCGGCGGGCCAGCCAGTCGGCGGTTTTGACGTCAATGGGAATAGGACGGTTGTCGTTGATGTACGTCAACGCGGTCCGGTCCCACATATTCGCCAGATCCGGATCCTTGGCCTTGAGACTCCGGCTCACGGCAGCCGCGGCCTGTAATCGTTCGTCTTGGGGAACCCGCTCGTCGCTGAGGGCTTTCTGCATCTGTTTGCGTTGCGCCCCACTGAACATATGCGCGCCGCCGCCCAGAAGCAGTGTCATGCCAATGGCCACGCCGATGGTATCCACTGCGGCATTCCACGGGCTTTCATCGGAAATACCCTGCAAATTGGCAATGCCGGTCTGGGCCGCGGCCTGCCCCATCTCCGTCCCCACCTCCACCGGCATCTGTTTCCCGATGGCTTTGGCGACGTCCGCGGCGCTTTTTGACAGCATCTCCTTGACCGTATTCTTAAAGGGCAGCAGACTGCTGCCGGTCAGTCCGAACAGCTTGGCGCCGATCCAGGTGGAAAGCCCTTCGCCAAGGCCCTCTACAGCTGCGGAAGCCGCCGCATAGGGAAGGGTCTCGCTGTAGGACTTTCCTTTTTTCAGCCCCGCCTCCATGCGCCGGTCGAACTCCGACGCGGAAAACATCCCGCTGCTCCCCATCACAAAGCCCGCGGCCCCCCCGCCGGCCATGACGCCCAGGGTTCCATAGGTCACCGACGGCACCGCCGCCTGGAAGGTCTGGTAAATGGTTTTCCGAACCGGGTTGGCCATGGTCTCGCGGGAGGGCTTCAACAGGCGCGGGTACGTCTCGTCAAAGCTGTCCAGATAGTCGATCTGCTTGGTGGCGTAATCCCGCACCACGTCGTTGCCCCCCGGCTGGTCCATGCCGCGCACTGCCTCCCACGGCATCTTAAAGGCTTGCTGCACGCCTTTCAGAAACCCGGACCCCACGTCTCCCAGAACGCCCGCCCGGCTTTCCGGAAGATCGTTTCCGGATGCCGGTTTCATGGGCCGGTGCGTCATGGGGTGGCGTTTGGGTTTCGCGGGTTCATCCACGATTTCAAACCGGGGGCTGGACGCGGCGTGTTGCAAGAAACCACCCGACGGCTCTTGAGGCTCGTCCACAATTTCAAACCGATCGCTTTTTTGCGCGTACTCCAAAAAGCCCATGTCGACTCCAGTCTCTATTTCAACAGTTTCGCCTTGTTCTCCAGCGCCTTGATGGTCCGCTCCACACCCACATTCGACAGCATGCGCTCAATCTGTTCGATTTTCACCCTGTTTTTCAGTTTCCCAAACAGGGCATCAATCCGGCCTGCCTGGGCAGGCGTCAGTGTAATTTTCGCTTTCGGTACATCCGCACGGGAGTTGTCTTCTACACCCGCGGGCCTCAAAACCTTGTCCAGCCGTTCCTGTTTTCTTTGAAGCCGTTCCGGCGCGTTCGCCTGGCGGAGGGTCTCAACGGAGACCCGCAGCTTTTCCATGTCCCCGGCCCGGTCTTCCGACCATTTCAGGCTGTCGGCCGCGGCCTTCACATAGCCGTCAACCAGATCGTCATCCACATAGGACCGCTTCTGGTTGTCTAGCGCCAACTGGGCCATGCTGACAAAGCGGGCTTTATCTTCCGGATTCCGGGCACCCTCGGCCTGTGCGATCAACCCGTCAACCGCCTCGTCAAACACGCCGGCGGCCACAAGGGTTTGGATATGCGGGTTTTGTTTTCCGAATTGTTCCCACTGTGCGCCGGTCATATCCTGCGGAACACCCAGTCTCTTCAGAATGGGAGCCCACTTGTCGGACATGGACTTGGGTATGTTAAACGCGGTCAAAGCATCCACGGGCTGGTTGGCTTTCTGTGACTGCAACATGGCCTGGTCCGCTGTTTTGGATCTGGACCGGTACCAGCCCGCTTCCGCGGCACGCACCGGCGCCGTCTGGGCCAGGCGCCTCCTTTCGATATCGCGTTGCGCGCGCCAGTTGTCCATCTGTCCCTGGTTGAATGTCTCCTTAAGAGATAGCTCCCGCTGCATGCGGCGGTTATTCAGCCCATCCCTGGCGCGCTGAAGGTTTAACTTCTCCAGGGCCAATTGGCCCAGAGCCTGCTGACGCTGTCCTTCCAGATCCAGCTGTTTCAACTGGATGGCCTGGTTCTTCAGGGCCAGCTGGTTGGCGCGGTCCGCATTGCGCTCGGCAATCTCCTGTGCAAACATGCCGCGCAAAGACTGGCTTAAGCCAGACAGGGCACTGCTCACATTAGCGCCGCGGCCGTATGGATTCTGTATAAACATGGTGTTCTCCTCTATTGATTACCGGGCTGACACGCCGGCAACCTGCTGAGCAATCAAATCCGGGTCCAGTGGGGCTTCGGCCGGAGCCTTCTTCGGACGTTGTACCGAAATCGCCAGGGGGTTGTCCTGTTGGGTCACCGCGCCCGCCTGCCCCCGCGGACCAATCGTCGGATCCGGCAAAGACGGGGGTTGACCGGTTGCATCCAGAAGACTGCCCCGGTCGAAAACCGTCTGAAGCGGCGTTTCCTTGAACAAATCCTGAAGATTCGGCGATTCGTCGATCCCCTTGCTTCCGGATACCGGTGGCGGAACGGGGGATTCCTCCGGAACTTCCGACGGATCGAATTGGTTGAAGGGCTTGTCCAGGTCATAGGCTTCGACCGCATCTGGATCTTCGACAAACTGGTTTTCCTGCAGCTCCTGTTCGCCGAGTTCCGGCGCGGATTCACCGTCATCGCCCCCAATCAGCATGGATGCGATCATCGCGGCGGCCGCAATGGCCAGGCCGATAACGGGCATCGCCATGCCCGCTCCAGCGGCTACGCCCATCGCCGCACCGGACCCTAAAGCTGCGCCGGAACCCGCACCCGCCGCGGCAGCGCCGGCCCCGGCGGCACCTGCGGCCCCGGCGGCGGCTCCGGCACCGGCTCCGGCGGCGGCTCCCGCACCGGCTCCGGCTCCGGCGGCGGCTCCTGCCCCAGCTCCGGCGGCGGCTCCCGCACCGGCCCCGGCTCCGGCGGCGGCTCCTGCCCCAGCTCCGGCGGCGGCTCCCGCACCTGCCCCGGCCCCGGCGGCGGCTCCTGCCCCGGCTCCGGCACCGGCCCCGGCTCCGGCACCTGCGCCAAAAGCCGCTTCGGGCGCCGCATATCCCATCATGGACCCCATCAGTTCGGTTGTGACGGGCGCCATACCCGCCTCTGCAGCAGACCCGTACATGACCGGCGCAGCGGCCTGCGCGGCCTGTGCGGCCTGCACCACACCGTATCCCTTGTGGGCCAGGTTGGCAGCTTTCACGGCGGTGGACGCATCTTTGATCCACGCACCGCCACCGCCGGATCCTGCCAAACCGGTCTTTCTCGGCATGGGACGGCCGGAGACCGGAGCGGCACCCGCCTTGCTTGCGGTGCGCCGCGACGGCGTGCTGGTGGACCGTGCCCCCATGACACTGCCGCCCTGGACCGGGTCGTACAAGTAACTCAAGTTCATAGCGTCCTCCTTAAAACAAACCGGCCAGGGATGAAGCGGCGGTCGGGGCGATATCGTAAATGGCCTGCGGCGCGCCATAGCCCATGACATTGCTCATCAGTTCTGTAGCAACTGGCGCCATAGCCGCCTCGGTGGTAGTTTCGTACACCATGGGCACCGCGGCCTCGGCCGCGTCCGATGCAAACAGGCTGTCCAAAAGGCCCGTTTCATGGGCCAGTTTTCCCGTCTGCACAGCCAAGCCGGCACCCTGTATCATGCCGGCCTTTCGGGCGGCGTCCTTCTGCATGTTCAGTTGCTGTTCCATGAGCTGCATGTTTTTCCGAAACTGGTCCTCAGTCTGCATGGTTTTCGTGGCGTTTGAAACCGCCTGCATATAGCCCGGTTTCTCCGCTTCCATCCGCGTTTCCATGGGCACCGACGGCTTCTGCCGTTTGCCATACACGGCGGATGCCTGGTCCGGGTACAACGTGTTCAGGTTCAACTGTGGTGACACGGAATAGTTCATGGCAAGCTCTCCTCGTTAAACAGGCTGTTCACAAAAGCGGCGTACCCCCGCATGTCGTCATACAGGTTTTGCGTGCCCGTCCGCTGCTGTTCCGCGTTGGCCGCCATGCGGTCTTCCAGGCGATGCATGCCGGACATTTGGTCCTGGTACCGCTGTTCCGCCTGCCGGTCCAGCTGCGACCCACGGTACATGGCCAGGGGGGTCACACCGAACAAATCCGCCAGGCCCAGGTAGGACGACAGCCGGTTCTGGTTTTCGTATTCCGAAAGCTCCGCCTGTTTCAGTCCCTGTTGCAGCCGCGCCGTTTCAGCGGCCGATGCCGTCCCCATGCTACGCGCCGCGATACCGGCATTTCGCGCGGCCTCACGTTGTAAATAGGGCGCCGTCTGACTGGCCACGCGGGCCGTTGGTACGGCAGCCACATGCGCCGGAACGTTTCCGCTTCGCCGAATCAGCTTCGCAAGTGTCGCGTTCGTCTCTCCAATCGCCATCAATCTCACCTCCACCTTACCCCTGAACCTTTAAACCCTAACGCTTACACCTGACCATCTTCCCTCTGGACCCGGAACGTATACCCCCATCCCAAGAGCGGCGCGCCCTTTTCCTCACTGGATGTCACGGTCTCAAATTCAAACGCATAGCTCCACGCCCGCACCAGTCCACTCAACCCAACCGCTTCGGTGTGCTTTACATACCGGGCGGATCCGTCCAGGCGCACGGGCGTCAGGGCATATGAACTGGCGCCTCCGTCCGGATATATGCGGATGGCGGTACTGGTGGCCTCGGTAATGGCATCCGCGATAAATTTTACGCGTCGCAATTCGCACTGGTCCCAGATATCCCCGGTGGGTACCTGGTCCGATGTCTTCACAATCTGGGTCACAGGTTTCCCGTCCCATGCGTTTGCATGCTCCAGGCGCATCATGTAACCGTTTTCCCGAAAACCGTAAACATACTGCTCACCCGATTCAGCCACAACAGGCACGCACCCCTGGATGTATGGATGTTCCGTTGCCGACGGCACCTTTTCGAACCACTTGTTGCGAACCAGGTCATACACCAGCCATACGTTGTTTTCCGTCTGGCCGGACCCGGAAGGAATCAGCAGGTTGTATTCCCCCTTTGCGGATTCTACAAATGCCACGGCCCGATCAATGGCGTCAAAATTGACGCACCGGGTGTCCTGGCTGTTGAAGTAACACGACACCCGGTCCCGAATGGGCTTGATCACTCCGGCGTCGAACAAAACCGGTCCCGCGTGGGACAGCCACAGGGCGATGTTGCGGGTCACGTTTTCTCCCAGAACATACGCCACCTCCGCCGTGCAGAGGGTCATGGGCGCCGGGCACCCGATGGTGTCCGAGATGCGGTATATTTTCCAGGTCTCCGCGTCGTAGCCGTCCAGGAGGTAGGTCTCGTGTTTCTTAGTGACGATGGCGGAGTTGTAGATGCTGCTGCCGAACCGGTTGTATATCTGAATGGCGGCAGTCAACCGCTCGTCCCCACCGAAATACAGGGGGCCAAAAGAGCCGAACGAGGAGTCGTCCCCGTTCCACACGTCCGGACTGTGGGCCATGGAGTAATCGATGCGGTTGGTCTCTCCGCTCAAACCGCACAGCATGGCACGCCCCTGAAAATGAAACGGAAAGACATAGGCTTGTGGAAACTCGTTGGGTGCCGGAATGCCCCGAATGGTGTCCACCCATATATCCTGGCGCTTTGCTGATCCATGTCCCGGAGTCATGCCCAGGCGGTAATAATACAACACGCTTCCGAATTCGTCTTTTTTCTGCTCGTCGTCCGGAGGGTTCCATGAAATCACGCCGGACTTGTAAAACGGTTTTGGCGGGCTGCATGATGTGTCTGTGGTGGTGTCGAATTTGGATTCGGTCTCCACCCAGGAAGCCCCCGTCCAGTATTTTACAACACTGTGCCCCTGGTGGTAATTGTTGACCGTGTCAAACAAAATCGACAGCATATCCAGGCGAAGCCCGACCATGGGTTCCTCGAAACCGATCATGGCCGGGGAGTCGTTGCTGATCAATGAAAACTGGACATAGTACCCCGGGTACAGATTCCCGTTCCCGTACCCGTCTCCACTGCCGTCGTCCGTCGGATACCACCCGGCGGGCGTTTCCGTGTAGGCGTTTAAGGTATAGTTCATCCATTCGCCTCCGCGGAGCACCTGGACCATGCCCGGTGTCCTGTAAACACCATCCCAGATATCCTTGACGCTCTGGGGTTTTGACTTGAGCGTACACTGATATATGGATGCGGTACCGGCTGACATCTCAAAATGGTACCAGTAGAGGAGCCGCCCCTCCAGATACCGTACCCGGGCGGTGCCGACGGTATCGTTCCACGTCACAAAACCCGTCTGAGCCAGACTGACACCACCGGATACCGTGCCGTCTGACTTTCCGGAGACGGCGGTCCATGCGGTTCCGTTCCAGTATTTGATAGTCAAAGAAGATGCCGACGCGTTGGGCGTTCGAATGTACAGCCTGACCCCGGAAAGAGGCCGCGTTGATCCAACAATGAAGTGCATGCGGGTGCCGGAAAGCGTTGCGCTGTTGTCCTCATCGGATATGGCGTTCTGCAGCTCTTCAGTATAATCCTCCACGTCATCCAGCAGGTGGCCTCTGACCCCCGTAACGGTCACAAAGGCGTTGACCACCTTCTCGTCCCCGCCCCAGATCATGGACTCCATTCCGTTGGCATAGCCGATGTGCCCCTGGGGCCACGATGAAAACCGGCCCAGGGTCGCGGCGGCGTCGTCAATCCACAGCGGTGAGGCTGAAAAATCAGCGGTATTGGGGACCCTCCCCCGGTGTTCCATGACCCGCGACGAACCGGATGCGCTGGTGCAGTGAGCCAGCACATAACTGGGGGTCACATAATTGCTGTGCAGTTGTATGCCCGTGCGCCCGCGTCCCGGACTTCCCATGGCCGTCGTGTTAATGCGGGTGTAACCCTTGACCCCGTCAATGCCAACGTCCCGATACCGGTAGTTTCGAAGGGTCTGGTAGTTCTGTTCCCCAACTTTAAGTGGATCCTCGTCCGGTACCCACTGGCCGGTGAAAAAAAACTGCTTACGCTGGTCCGGCACGTCCTTTGCCGCGGGGCCCTTCCCAATATCCTTCAGGGCACCATAAAGCCCATGCGCCGGATCCGGAACAATGGTTTCCCGGTCACGGGCGTTCGGCAGCTGCGTGTTCAGGTTCGCGGGAGCGCGCTCAAACAGGCTCTCCCGGTCCACGCCCTGGGGCAGCTGCGTGTTCAGGCGTGCCGGCAATTCCTCGTTCACCACGATATGGTTTCGTTTTTGGACCATGACGCCTCCGGTGCTCGATTTATTTGCCCTGTCCGACCACCACCGTGCGGTCCGGGATCCGGACCATGTCCTTGCTCTCCACGCCGCGCTCGTACAAATCCTGTCGGTGGAAAATCAGGCTGTTCAGATACTGCACCGTCAGTTGCGTGGCCTGGTCGAATTTCTGGTCTTTCAGTTTGGCCCGGGCCGCGGCAAACAAAATGGCATAGGGTTGATATTCATCAGGGACCTCCGCAATATCGTCCGTCTCCTTGGAATAAAGAACCGTGACACTCCCCCCCGACTCCGTTGCGCCCGCCACGGGATAAATCCCGATATTGCCGGCAAAATGGTAATAATACTGGGGCCCGGTTTCCGTAAACCACCGCGTAAACCTTGATGCAGTCAGTGGGTTCCGCATATTCCAGGGTGCCGGAGGCCAGGGTTAGCGCCCCCGATGCTTCCACGCACATGGCCTTGGATGATATGTCCACGGCCGCCTGGTCTATCCATTCGTTGATCTCATCGTCCGACCAGAACAGGGCCGCCGGCTCGTTCAGAATGTTCCGGACCTCAGTCAAAATATTCGCCTTGCTATACATGCCCATCATTTGCTCCTTTCCCTTTCAGTCTAATACCGACGTCGATACCGGCCATCCTGCAACCGCTGCCCCGCCCGCTCGCGCTTGAACTGCAGCAGTTCATCCTCAAACATGGCATGGTGCCGGTTTCCGGACACGTAATCATACTGCTGGTCACTCACCATAAACGCCGCCTCGTGGGCCATGGCCACGCACACCCGGGGCGGAAACCGCCAGCTCATATAGTCGCTGAATACCGGCTGGGGCATGCACACATAGGGGATAGTCATGGTATGCCCGGCCGTTTCGGTTGGCGCGTCCAGCATGAGCCGGTGGTGGCTTCCGGGAATGATCACGTAGCTGTCCCCTTGGGCCCACTGGTTTGTGGCGCCGCCGAACAGGGCCGTCACCACTGTGGTATCACCCATCACGTGCAGCACCACCCCGCTGGAATTGTCCGTCAAGTTGTGGACAATGTCCCTGGGGTACACCCTGCGCGTTGTTAAAAACGTCTTACCGGAGTCCGTCAGAACACAGTCGCCCGCCCGGGCCTGGGAGTCGAAATCCGCCGTTCCGATCACGATCCCGCGGTCCATGTCGTCCAGCACAATGTAATCGGACCCCTCCGTCAGCAGGTCCTCCAGGGCCTCCGTTGCCAGCCGGTAGTAATCCCAGTCCGGCACGGCGTCCTCGCGGATGCAGAAACGCCCGGGTGTGGTTTTGGCCGTGGTGAGGTTGCTTTTAAAAATCTTCTCGTAACTGCTTTTGATGGGCCAGGTGTAGTGCGTGCCGTCATGGTATTTAATGAAATACCGGCCAGACCGGTTCTTCATGAACAGCCCGATGAAATCCGGCGGCAGGTCATACACCTGGGTACCGGCCACCGTCGTGATGGCCGCCTCGTTGGTCACAAATCCGGTTTCCCGGGCGAAGGTTACGGCCGCCGCGTCCAGAAACTGGTATATGACCCGCTGATCCGCGAACAGCTCGCTTGCAACCGGTTCGTCCAGCAGATCCAGCACCATCCTGACTAACTGTTTTCCGTCCATTAGGCTGCCTCCAAAAAACCATCTTCACTGAGCGGCTTCCATTTGCAGTACCAGTCGATCTCCCCGGACGTTCCGGCGCCGCTGTAGACGAACCGAACATATGTGGTTGCGCCGGCCTTGGCCGTCAACTGGAAATTGGGGTCTTGCCCGAACTTGCTGGCGTCCTCGTACATGCGGCACTGGGACGCGTCCTCGATCTCAAGCGGTATCGTGGCATCGTCGATCTTGTGGATGTGGGAACCCACACCCAGGGAATTCAAGGACGGCCCGGGTGCGTCGGTGATGTCAACCGTGTTGGTGCCGTCATACAGGTCAATGTAACCGGTACCGATGTCGGCGGACAGGGCCTCCTCCACGTTGCCGTAAAAGGCATCGATTAAAACGGACCCCGTCAGCTTGAACAGGTTGACGGATGCCGGTCCCGATCCGTCAAACTCCACGGATTTGTCGATCACGTCATCGTAATGAAAATCACTCCACACGGCACTGTGGTCGTTGTCGCTCCACCGGCCGTCTCCCCGCCCACTGTAACACTGGTCGATGGCCCCGTTGGTGCACCCGGAGTCGATCTGAAACCCCGATACGGAATGGCCCTGGCTGCCGCAGTCCTTAATCCGGATCTTGTCACAGTTGTTGGTTACCCAGAACCCGATGGACGTGTCGGCCACCTCTCCGCCGGTGCAGCAGCTCATCAATTTGAGTTTATCACCCTGCAGCTTAAACGCCGCGGTCAACGGAGACGAGCACCGGCAGTCATACAGCACGCACCCGTCACCGGTCACGTCGAACCCGATGTCCGCGCTGGAGTTGCACGGGACACGCACGTTGTTGATATACCCCCAGTTTCCGCTCACCAGAACGCCCGTTCCGGCGGCAACCGGGTTGCACCGCAGGGCGCCGTATGGACAAATCACCTTGCAGTAGTGCCCGGAAACGGTGAGGGGCGTACCCGATGCCGGGGCGATAATGGTCCCGATCTCAGGCCACAGCTCCAGGGAGTTCAGGTTCAGGTTGACAGCTTCCGCGTACGTCCCGGCTTTCACCGTAACGGCGTCACCCGCAGATGCAAGCGCAATGGCGGCCCCGATGGTCTTTTTTGCTGTTTCGGGTTGAAGGCCCGTCCCGGAGTCATCCGAGCGGGACGCATCCACATAGTAGATGGTGCCCGTAAACCGGGGGATGCGGTCCGTGTAGTCCCGCACCTGGCTGCCCACGTCGATACCGGGTCCCACAATTGGCGATGAAAACCGCTGTATATTGGGCTTTTCAGTTCCTCCCCTGACAACGCGCCGCTGCGACAGGTTAAATTCATGAATCATTTCGCTTTTCATATCGTTATCCATCACCCCGTCACGACCACGGCAAGGCGTCTTCTCCGGAATCCCCGTCCAGAGGCCTGGGGTAGCACCCGCAGTTGGGGCACCGTTCCGGGTCTTCATACATTTGGTCGTCGGCGATCCATACGGCATTGCAAATATTGCAAACATGCACCGGCAGATCAACGCCCCGGAAAACAAACCCCATGTTCGCAATGATACCGCACCATGGAGAGAACCTGCGCGCTATGCCTTCCAACTCAATGTACTCGGACCCCTCCGTCAGCAGGTCCTCCAGGGCCTCCGTCACCAGGTGGCATGCAGTATTTTTGTTTTTCGAGCTGAACGGGAATAAGTATCTGTAGTCCGCATCCCCGTACAACGTCATTGAGATCTCAAAGACGCGTGTGTTAAACAGGTCATCCGCGTACACCTCGCACTTCAGCGTGTTGGCGCACGTGGATTTATACAGTTTGATATAATACTGCTGGTGCGGGTTGATCGGATGAGATGCCTGGTATTTAACCCCGTCATACATCTGGATCAAGCGTAACGCATAGGTTCCGTTGACGTCTCCCGGCGTCCAGTCCAGCCGCACATGATTGTACCCGCCGTTCTCGATGCCGAAAGCGTCGTCCACATGATTGGTCCACATGATTGGTCAGCATGCACATCGCACACTCACCGGCCGTGCTGTAATCGATACCGGTTGAGCCCTCCGTGATGAGATATGCCCCCTCACCCTCTGTCGTCAGACACTCCTGGTCCTGCTCGGTGACCAGGTATATATTCCCGTCGTACTGACGACTGTCACCCGGATCGTTACAGATGAAATCAAATATGAATATGTAGTCACCGGTGAAATACGCGGACCCGAAATCTTTGTAGAGGTACACGTCCACATCCCCGTCCAGGTCGTTGACGGCGATACCGCAATCGGTGACCGTCAGGGTTGCGGGGTCCGTGTCAACCGCCGTGAAGGCTGTAAAATCCTGCGGCTCCAACCGCATATAGCTCCTGCGCGCAGCGCTCATGAGTTCACCTGTTCCGGATTAAAAGTTCAAAACCTTCTCGGTTTCAGCCGGTTCGTCCTCGACGGGCGGGTTTTCCGGTTCCGCTTCATCCAGCGATACCTGCTCGTAGCGATGTGACCCGATCTCGATCATACCGGCATACCCCCACCAGTCGGGCCGCTCCTGGAACCAGGCGTACCAGGTTTTCGGGTCGCCGAACGCCCGCTTTCCCTTGATGGTCCGGCGTCGGTAGAGCACCGCGTCCAGGGCGCCGAGATCCCCCGGGATCACGGGGACATTGTCCGCCTGCCGTTCCTCCTCAATCCGGGCGCGGTCCTCGTAAAATTCCAGGCTCATGCGCGACCCCACGGTGCGCCACCAGTGCATGGCCAGTTTCTTTTGAATGGGCGCCGCAATGATGTCGAAATCACGCTCGGACCTAACCGGACTTCCGTCCTTGTAGCCGTAAACCCCGTTCTGGTGCAGAAAAACCTGGCGCCCGTCCGCGTCCTGCCAGGAGCGGATAATGTGCACCTCCCGCAGGGATTCCTTGCCGTTTTCGTCCCTGTCCTTGATAAACAGTTTCTGTGCCATCCCCTTCTCTCCTTCCGGAACAGGGGCGAAGGTTATTCGCCCCCGCCTGTTATTCACCCAGCATTAAGAGTTTCAGTGTTGCCGCGGCCGGTGCCACGGTCACGGGCAGCTCAATGAGCGCCCCCAGGTCGTAGGTGGTGTCCACCGCGGACCCCGAAAGGCGCACCGCCGTTTCGGCCGCGGCTGAATCTTCCGCCAGGGCGCCGTTGGCGCAAGCAGTGGCCGCCGTGGATCCGGTTACCACCCCCTGGGTGTAAATTCTGATCTTATGGTTGTCGGCGTCATATTTATAAGTGAAGCCGTTGGCTGGGGGTTCCTGTATGGCACAGAAATCCACCTGCCGTTGATAACCGAAATTCCCCATGGCTGGAAGCGGCACCCCCCCGGAGGGGTAGGTTTTTGCGCCGTCTCCGAAAGCCACGGAAACGATGGTCATGTTTTTGCTCAGGCGGCCGTGCCCGATATCCAAATCTCTTACGGATCGGGTCACGGTCACATCCGAGCTCGTTAATCCGGCCATAATATCCTCCTTTGCACGTCTTCAGGGTTCAGGGGGCAGAACCGAAAGCTGCCCCCCGCGGATTAGGCGGTCACCACCATGTCCGACATATTGGCCACGGTTTCAGGCAGGTACTTCACCAGCAGCAGGGGAATAAAATGCCCCGCCGGTCCGCTCACGGGCCGGGTGGCCAGTTCAACCACCACCTCTTCTCCCGGTTCAAGCACCGTGCCCTGGGCCGCCTCGTCATACAGGTGTTTCCCCGCGGCCGTTGTGGAACATGCAAAATTGGCGATGTCGCCGTCCCCCCGGCTGGTGTCGCTCCCCGCCGTGGGACGTTTGTCAAACTTGACCACCGGCGTGGCGCTGGCGCCGGCACAGGTTTCCGTGATGGAAAGCTGCGCCCGGAACACCTCGCATTTAAAGGGGATGGAAAAAAGGCCCACGTCGGCCGCGGCCTGATCACAGTCCACGCCCTTAACGTCATCATAATCAACGAACTGGTGGAGCGGCAGCGCCACCGGAATATCAGATCTCAACATGATTAAATCCTCCTGTTGGAAAAGGGTTCAGGGTGCGGGTACAGGGGTGTAATACACCGCCTGGCCCCGACCCTTATTACGCGCTCGTCACCCGCACAATGCGGCACTCCCGGTCCGTTGCCGTGGGATACTTCACGCCGAAGGCCACGGTTCCGTACCACACCACCGCCCGCCGTCTGCCGAAATCCCCCTGGTAGTTGGGGTCGGCGCGCAGGTGTGGAAAGTCGATCTCAATGCGGCCCACGGCGTCTTCACCGAAAATCACCGCTTCGCCCAGCACGCTGCCGGTCCCCACGCTATTGCTCAGGCTCGACTCCAGGGCCACCTCCACAAAGCGCACCCCTTCCACCTGGCCGATTTCACCGTTGTAAATATGCTCCCCCTTTCGAAGATACAAATTCCAGGCCTCGATCACCTTGTCATCCCGCAAGCCCCGCAGAAACTTGGTGCTGGCCAGCCCGATGTAATGCCCCCCCTTGTAAAAGGGGGTGTGCAGGTCCTTCACCATGTAATCCCGAATCGTGGAAACATGGTGTTTGGTCACGTTGACCAGGGCCGAAGTGCTGGGGGTGCCGTCCGTGTCCCATGTGCCGCCCGTCAGGCTGGTGGGAATGAAAATCACTTTGGCGTCGGTACCGGTAAAAGCAGCCGCGGCCGCGTTGTCCATGGTCTCCGCCATCTGGTCTTTCAGCCGTTTCTGGGCGCCCTCGTTGGGGCTCAGTACGCTCAAATCCTCCGCGAAGGAGGTGTACTCCACACCCCGCCCCCATTCCTTGATGGTGATACTCTGGGTCCCCATGCTGAGCTGATCGATGGGGATGCGGGTCTCTTCTTCCAGCTGCGCACTGGTGGGCCGGTCAAGGGCCTTGTAGTACGGCAGCGTGACCGTATCACCCATCCGCTTACCGTAGGACTTGATTTTTTTGGTAAACGGTACAAACTTGAATTCGAGCGCCGCAATATCCATCAAATCGTTGGAAAGGGCGTGGCTCTTATATACGCCGGAGGGCGCATCAAACTGCCAGGTATACGTCTGTCCCATAATGAATTCTCCTCAATATTTGCGCGCCTTCACGCCTTCGGCGGGAACCGGGGTCTACAACCGCCTGCTGTCCATGGCCCGCTGAACAGCATCATCCAGCGACCTCGGCACGACGGTTTTATCCTGGACGGTTGGCACGGCCGCGCTGCGGCCCATGGGGGCCTCCGCGGCCAGGGTCCGGGCATTCTGCTCGGATGCCTGTTGTTTCTGCCGTTCCATAAACCGTTCCCGCTGTGACTGTAACAGCGCTTTTGTTTCGTTAATGGCCCAGTGAACCTGATTTTCAAAGTTCATGGGCCGGCCCTGCTCGTCTATTTCCGGGGTGCGGCCGGCCACCATGCGGAACATTGCCAGATCCGCCTCATGGTTTAGGCCCGCATCCAGGGCCATTGTTTCCACCATTTCCCGCTGTCCGACCTCATTCACGGGGGCTTCCGCCGGGGTTTCGACCGGCGTCGCCTCGAACTGCCGCCAGTCGAAACCATGGATGTCCCGGTCCGCTTCAGCCAGCAGTCGAGCCACCTGTTTGCGATATTCGGGCTCCTCTTCATCCAGCGCGTCAATGGCATCCAGGGCCTTCCGCCGACGTTCCGCCGCGAACTCCACAAAGGCATCCTCCGCCTTGCCCCGAGCTTCTTTCGCCTGCTCGGCGCGGGTGAGCGCCTGCAGCTTGTCTTCCAACTCCCGAGCCTTCTGTTCAGCGCGGGTCTTTTCGGACTGAATATTCCGATACCCCCGCTCAGCCTCTTCATGGCTCTTAAACCGAAAGGTTTTTGGTTCCGGCGGTGTTTTCGCCGATGTCTCGTCTTCCGCCGGCGGTGCATCGGCATCCGCATCCGCGTTCTCCGTATCCACCGCCGCATCCGCATCAGAAGCTTGCGCAACTGCCGCTTCACCGTCTTCCGGAGGGCTGTCCGCTTCCGTGTCGGTCTGGGTAATGGGCTCACTTTCAGGGACATCCGCCTTCGGTTCTCCCGTAAAGATCTCCATGCCGTCCCGCATCACCGAATCCAAGTCCAGCGTGGTCTCCGTCTCGTTTACATCCGTCATGTTCGCTCCCCTCCCGGCCCGGGCGTCGTCCCTGTTCGCCAGGGGGCCCGGGGTTTGATGGTGGTGCCAAAAAGAAAGAGGGCAGTCCCATCCCACGTTTCCGGCGCCGGATTGGGAAACCCTCTTGTCTTCTTGGCAATGGCGGCCCGTGCGGACCGCGCATATTTCCACCTGTTTTACCGCATTTTTACCGCCTTAAAACCCGCACGTTCCGCCAATGCGGCGGCGGCGCGTTTCGCCAGATTGAATTCACGCCCCATATCGTTCAACAGCCCCACATACCCCTGGGCCTCCGGGTCATCCGTAATCAGTTGGTCCACCCGTTTCTGAACCCGGGCCAGGAGCAGGTCCAATACCGGGTCTTCCTGGATCTGAAGCCGGTCCGCCTGGGCGCGAAGCTTTTTCAGTTCATACGCCTTGCGCTCTTCATCCTTTTCCCGCCGAACAGCCCGCGGGCGCCTTGTCACCGGGTCGATACTGGGTCCCGTCTGCATCACATCTCCCCTCCGTCATTCGTCATCCGAGCGCCGGTTGCGGCCCGGTCCATTCCCGGAAGCACCTTCCCCATCAAATCCGCCACCCCCTGGGCCTCCTGCAAGTCCTGCCCCCGCTCCATGGCCGCCGTGGCTTGGGCCTGCTGTTCCTGCTGCTGCGCTTCAATGGCCGATGCTTCTTTTTCCGTGGCAATCAGATGCTCATCGGTCAGGTTGGTCCGTTCCTCGATGGCCTTGAGCGCCCTGTACGGGTGGTTGATGTAAGGCCCAAATCGCGGATGGGTGGAAAGCGGAATAATCACCTCTTTAATGGCCTGCATGGTCTCGTTGTCCCGCAGAAGCGCCTGAATGCCGGACACGTGGAAGCTCCCGTCCATGGGGGGGACTCCGGACACGCCGGAATCCACCTCGGGATTGGGCATCACCCCCAGGTGCATCAGTTCTTCCTCCGGGAAAAGCGCCAGGTAGTCTTCATACCGGGCATACCGTTCCGCCACCTCCTGTCCCGCCATAATGGCGAAGATGGCGCCGTTTTCAATGTTTTCCCCCATGAGACCGTACACCCCCATGGCCTGGTCCAGGTTCATGGCCGCCTCCCGGAAGGTCATATCCTTCCGGTAGCCGGGAAGCCCCTGCACCGCGTCGGTGACAAAGGATCCCCGCTGAAACTGCTGGTCATACCCCTGAAAATTGCTCAAAGCGTCCGAGGTCCGACTTCTCCGCTGTTCCAGCCGCACCACCTGCTGCCCGTTGGGCGTGTCCCGCACCAGGTACTCCTTGCCGGGCCACCGTTCCACATCGTTGGGATCCACCAGACCGTCCACATTGATTTCCGCCGGCGGGTTAACCACCCACTGCAGATAATCGTTGTGCAGGCACATGAGGTTGCACATGGCCTCCCAGATGCTGAGCACCCCCTGCAAAAGGCCGCGCCCGCCAAACCGCAACAGGTCCGGCAGGGGCGAAAAGGCCACCCCCGGCCACCGGAGCGTCCGGTAGGGAACACTGGTGGGTTTCTGAATGACCCGGCCGCCGGCCACCGTGTAGGTGGCACGCGGAAGGAGGACCTCACCCTTGGGGCTCAACACCATTCCCCAGAACTCGCTGGTGAGAATCATCTTCCGGAATTGGCTCCGGTCGTTCCATGTCTCCTTTTTTCGCGCCCGAATGGCTTCCTTGCTCATCATGGGGTCGTCCGGGTCATCGCCCTCGGTCTCCTTCACTCGGGCCACGTCGAAATACCGGCCTTCCTGTTCCCCCTGTTTCAGGCAGAAATAATCAAGCCATTCCTGGTGGACCCAGAACATGCCGCTCTGGGGGTCCCTGGGCAATGCGTCCGGATCCCGGTGAATCTTCCACGGTTCCACCAGAATATACTCCAGACCCTTTCCCCGGACCCATCGGGGGATCAGCTCCTGACTGATCCCCACGGCCAGGCCCATGGTGCTGGCGTCGGTGAACCGCAGCTTAAAATTGGCATGCTGCTCGTTCAACTGGAACTGTATCCATTTTTCCCAGAAGTGCGCATGTTTCTCGTTTTGGGGGTTGGTGATGGAGAGAAAATTAGGTGAAAAAGCCTTCTTCACCGCGCTGGCCCCGTACTGCACCGTTGAAAACGGCTTCGGGACGACGATGCGGCTCATCCACTCTTCCTTCTCCCCGTAGCTGGCCGGTTCGTCTTCGTTGTAAACACGCCAGCAGGCGGACTGA